TTAGAATCGTCTTTTGATGCTTCTTCTACTGCTTCATCTTCTTTTGACTCGTCTGATGCTTTTTCTTCTACTTTGTCGTCTTCTTTTTTGTCTTCTTTAGACGCTTCTGTAGTTTCTTCATCTGTTGAGTCTTTTTTTGAAGTTTCGTCTACTTCGATATCTTTAATATCATCTTCTAATAGACCTTCATAAATTGATCTTGATTTTTCCACAACGATATCATGGAATATTTCTTCAGCCGCTGTTCTATCGTCAGCAACTAATTTTTCAAGCATTTGCTCGAATTTGCTTTTATCTGACATTATTTTTCTCCTATTAACGTTTTTGATAAGACTGTCATGTATTATTTATAGAACAGGACAAAAAATAGGTAGATAATGGGCCGATACAACCCATTTTGACGCCGATTTTATAGATGATGGCGTCTTTTGAACTCTTGCACAGTGATTTCACTGTAATTTGTATATTTTTTAAGGTCTTGGGCCTCAAAAACATCAGTGCCTTCCGGTACTACTCTTATATATCTCTTCTCAGGATTCTTCTGTAATATAATGCTGGTTTGACGATTCCAGTTGCCATGATAGGTGGCCACATCTGAATTCTTTTTGTAGTTGGGTGTGTCTCCGAATATGTTGTTCAGTTTGCCCTGAGGTGTTCCTGTGAAGTCGAAACCCAACAAATACAGCAGTTGGTGTCCGTTTTTGGATGCTAACCACAGTGCTGTGGGTCCTGATGACCATCCTAGGCTGGGTTCAAAGAAGTTTAGACCTTTATACTTTTTATATGCTCTATTAGGATTGGTCCAAACAGGCATATTCAGTTGAGCACCTGCTGTGCAGATCTCATTGATCATCTTGGCATCCACTGCCACCAGATAGTCTGGTGTAAATGTTCTGTAGACTGCGTTGCAGGCATATACTTTTCCCAATGGTTTGAGTGGTTCCAATGGAACAGGCTTACGACTGAGACCATTGCCCAATACAAAAGCAACGGACATCTATTATACCTCTGGTTGATTAGCGGCGCCGTACATCTGTCTCACAAATTCTAATTCTTTATGCTGTTCTTCTTTGTGAAATTCTCCGGCTTTTCTGGCTTTATTAATCTGTTTAAGAGTTAATCTTGTTTTGCGTGTGTCATCAAGATTCATAATTGATTGATCTTCTGTGGGATCATACTGTTTTTGCTCACCAGGCTGAGTGGTGATTTGATCATAATAGAATAGTTCACGCAATATCATAAAATTATTTATACTTAGGCGCCCGGAGTTGGAGTTCCGCCACCTGCTGTTCCACCACCTGTTGGTGGAGTTGTGCCTGCGTCTGGTTCGCCTGCTGTTTCTTCCGGTTCTGCCGCATCTAAATCTGCTTGTATACCTGCTGTACTAACTCCTGCACTTCTTAATTCTGTTGCAGATGTGGTTGGTTTAGCCTGTACACTGTCATCGTTTTCTTCTCGCCATAATCTTTCATTCTCAGCCATCTCTTCTGGAGATAATCCTAAGAATCTTGATAGAGCATAACGTTTGCTCACAAATGGTACACCAGCAATCTGAGTGTATGTGGAAATTCTTTGATTGTCCACTTCTGATTGTCTGTAAGAAGCAAAGTTCATTGGTGGTTGAAACTTGATATCAAACATCGCTGTGTCAATGTTCACACCTTTTTCTATTAGATAACGTTTGAACTCTTGATTGAATTCATCCGATACCAAATTTTGTAATCTTTCACAGTATTTGTTGAATCTTAATTCTTGAATGTATGCTGTGCCTACTCTACCATCATTGTATTGACTGTTGGAATCGTCTGCACCTGTTGGCAAATACGAACTTGGAATACGTAAACCTCTTAATAATTTGTTTGTAAAGTATTTCAAGTCATCAATTTCACCTAGATTAGTACCGCCTGGTAATGTTTCAACTTTAGATCCTCTACCTTCTGCTGTTTGTGGGAAGAAGTAATCTTCATTGATTGAAAGCGGATTGTAACTTGAATCAATTACGTTGGTACCACCGCCTGTTGCTGATGGAATACGTCTTTGATGGATCTCTGTTTTAACTCTTTCTACAAATTGCATTGCCAAGTGTGATGGCATATTACCCACGTCAATGTAGAACACACGTCTTTCAGGTGCTCTTTGTACACGATAGATAATAATTGCGTCTTCTAGTAATTCTTTTTGTTTGTAAACTTTAAAAATACTTTCAAGCAATGAATTACCAAATGGAAAATTGTTGTCCAAGCCTTCACTTAAACTTAAATGCATGATGTGTTCAGCATCTACGGCAATTTCTCTCATGCCTGTGGCAAATCTTGTGCCAGGAGAGTCCATTGCTCCTGTGCCTGTCATGCCTCTAACACCGCCTGTTAAGTATCCTGATCCACCGCCTGTAACATTACCTGTTGTTTGAACTGGAGTTGTGGCTACTAGATTTCTAAAGTTAAAGTTGATGTCTTTTACCACATACTGCTCAGGAGTTTTACCTGTGCTTTCGTTCACAATAATTTTAGAAACTTTAGTTGCATCCACATAAAATAATTTTTTAGTTTCTGGATCTCTAATAAAGAATGCATCTCCGTATTTGAATACGTTACGAATAATTTTAAAAACTCTTTTGCTTAGGTCATTTAATTTGCACCATTGTTGTAGATACTGTTCAATGATCTGTATTTCTGTGTTGGTTGCTTTTTGTCTGTATTCAAATTTAAATGGTGTGCCGTTCTGCGTGTTGTTCTGTGTGCAGAATTCTGCTAGAATATCCAATGCCGCATTCACTTCAGAATCAAGATCCATCACATTGTATTGTCCGTAACGTTCTATTCTGTTTGGAGCACCGCTGTACACATCTGGAAGATATGATGAGTAGTTGGATTTTGCTGGTCCTGGCTTGCCGCCTATTCCACCACCTAAAGGTGAAAACATTCCACCTGTTGCGCCTTCAACTGGCACTTCTGTAAAAAACTTTTTCCAACTCATTATCCGAAATTCTCCGCTGTGTCTTGTGTTGCTTGTGAAGTGATTCTACTGTAACGATTATTATCGTTCATTGTCATTAAAATCTGTTCCATAGTGTTATTTAACCTATCCAATTTATCACCTGTTGAACTTGATGATGCTGTGATTGTGCCTGTCATTCCGCTTCTTAAACTTGTCATTGCATTTCCTAAGTTCTCTAAACTGTTAGCATACATATCTATTTTGTTTTTGTCAAGCTCATCTAGTGTTTTATTCAAGTTTTTGGCAAAGTTTTCTGGTCCTGAACCAAAAATTTTACCAAAGAAGCCTGTGACCGCACTGGCTGTGGTTCCAACACTCATAACTGCCATTGCTCCTGCCAATGCTGTGGAACCTTTGGCAACTGCCATTAAATTTTTACCGTCTACTTCTCCAACTGCGCCTAGACCCGACGCAAATTTTTCTAATGCTCCGCCCATCAGCCAAGTTGCCGCGGCTAAACCTGCACCTATAATGGCAATTGATGCCGAAAATGCTGTGGCACCTATCACAGTTTGAGGATTAGCAAAGGCTTTCAATCCTCCTGCTAAACCTTTCATGCCTGCGCCTACACCGCCTAGCAATCCGCTTGCACCTGCGCCTGCTTTACCTAATATGCCTGGACCTCCGCCTCCACCTCCCATACCTGGAAGGTATGACATTAATTTTTTTCCACCTTTAGCGGCTACGCCTACTCCTGCACTTGCCAATTTACCAGTGTACATGGTTGCGAGCACTGCCGTAACTGCACTCAAGCCTGTACCAAACGCTCCTAATTCTTTTTTTAGAAAATCGAAAAAACTTACCAACTGCTCAATAGCAGAGGCTAGTAATCCTATTGCAGGATTAAGCATATCAACAATAGGAGCCAACAATGCTTGAAAGGCAGTTCTTAATCTTTGAGTTGATTTGTCAAATAGTAGAGCACTTTTTGCGCCAACTTCTTGTGCTTTCACTTGTTCTTCAGTAGCCACTTCTAAATCGCCCAATGCATTTTTAAATCCTATTGTTTCAAATCTCACGTCAAAGAAGTCCACACCCAATTGTTTCAATTGAGCATAACGTTGTCTTTCTTCTGCTGACATCTGTGCAGTTTCATTTGCCGCACCTTGGAATACTTTCATTAACTGTTGAGCTGATCCCGATTCACCTCTTGCCAAACCATGTAAGGCTTCTCTCATACCATCGATTGCCATGATACCTGCTTCTCTGGCATTGGTTGCCACACCGTCTGTAGCAATTAAATTTCTAATGCTCTGTTCCATTTCTTTTGAAACATTACCTGTCATTGATAAAGCACTGTTGATTTCTCTTTGTTGTTTTTGACTCATGCCTGCCAATTGTAAACTTAATCTTGCGTCCTTGGCACGTTCTTGCATTTCTTGTTGAAGTGCTTGTCTGTTTTTACCTGTCAGTCTTGATAGTAAATCTAAGTTGTTCAAATAATCTGCAGTTTCACTAGACAGTTCTCGTTCTGTCATTGTTTGTGTTCTACCTAATTGTGTTTGCAGTTCTAAATATTCTGCGGCGCCGGTGGCTATCTCTTGCATTGTAAAACCTAATGCTGAAAATTTTTCAAATGTTTCGCCTTGTGCTAAATCTTTTAATGCGTTGGTAAATCTTTTTACACCCACGCCTGTTGTTCCACCTAACAGAGCAAGATTACCGCCTGCTTGAGTTATAGCATCAGTCAGTTGTCCCATAGTCAATCCAGTTTCTCCTGCCGCTATTCTAAGATCACTGATGCTCTGTCCTGCTGTGCCGCCTATCTGAGAAATTGATCTATAAAAATCTACGTTTTCAGAAAGTCTATCAATCAAATAACCCAATGTGTCGCCAAACGCTTCTCCCACAGTACCAAATTGCTCGCCTACCATTCTTGCCGACGATCCCAATCCTGCTAGGTTTGTTGTGACTATGCCTATTCCTATAGACAGTGTGTTGTTGACTTTTTGTAATCTAGTTAATCCTTGTTCGGTATCTTCCAATTCTTCATTAACATCTTGCAGATAAGATGCCATGGTTTTCATTTCTTTGGCAGTTTTGCCTGTAGCCTGTGCTACCGCTTTCATTCCGGTGTCGCCGCCCAGTGCTTTTACCAATGCTCTTAATGTGGTTTCGGTGGCAACTCCTGATTGGCCAATGCCTTTTGCCAGTGCTTCCAGTTGATCTCTATCTAATTCTGCCATGTTACCAAAATGTATTTAAATCCAATCATTATGTACGCACTTAATCCACTTCACTAAATATGAGTATATTAAGAACTATTAAAACTTTGTTCTTGTATTTATTGGAGATAAAATGAGCGAAATTCAACCAGGTCCAAGTAATCCTTTAAAAAAGTATTACAGACAACCTAAACAATTTATTAGACTGCCCAGCGGATACAAATACTATCCACAAGGATCTATTGAAGTGGGCGAGTCAGGAGAAGTGGCTGTGTACCCTATGACAGCCAAAGACGAACTAATTTTTAAAACACCAGACGCATTGTTGAACGGTGAAGCCACAGTGACTGTGATACAGAGTTGTGTGCCAGCCATCAAAAACGCTTGGCAGATGCCCAGCATCGATGTTGATGCTTGTTTGATAGCAATACGTATGGCAACCTATGGTACCACAATGAATGTGCCCATCACAGTTCCAGGCACAAAGATAGAAAAAGACTATCAATTGGATTTACAAGGCACATTGGACAAATTACTATCAGCACAATATCAAAGCACAGTGTTTGTGGGCAACATGGAAGTTACCACACAGCCATTGAGTTACGATCAATTCAGCAAAATGGCAATCAAAAGTTTTGAAGAAGCACGTGTGCAAGAACTTATCAGAAACAATGAAATGACTGATGAGGAAAAACTTCAACGATTCCAAAGAAGTTTGACCAAACTGACAGATTTAAATGTGAGCATGGTGTCAGACACAGTGGCATCGATAAAAGTAGACGGACAACTGGTCACAGACAAAGCGATGATCAAAGACTTTATAGAAAATGCTGAAAAGAATTTTTTCCAAAGCATACTGGATCATTTAGAAATTCAAAGACAGGCATTTGCATTGCCAACAATCACAGTACAGTCTAGTGAAGAAGAGCGTAAAGAGGGAGCACCAGAGGAATATCAAATTCCAGTACAGTTCGATACTGCAAATTTTTTCGCCTAAAGATATCAACACTGCCGATTTCTGACATTATCAAACTTACCACAGACATGGAGAACGAAGTTAAAAACTTCAAAGCAGAACTTGCCAAAATTGCTTGGTTCATGCGTGGCGGAGTCACCATGGACGAACTGTATGGCAGTTCACCAGAAGACCGAG